GCTTAAACAGATTGGATTCTGGGATGCATTTAGCCTTCCAAGCAAAGCCTACGGGTAGGATCTGAGGCAAGATCGCTATATACTGTTCGGTAAAATCGCATATTGGCACGGCTGTGAATTGCTGAACCAAGGCACTAAGGTCGCCATCGGGCGATATAAATTGAGAGAGGGTTTCAAATTCATTAAGGCATATTATCGCATTTGGATAAATCGGGTTTCCGTCTGCGGCAGTCGGGACGAATGATGGATCCCTTGCATAACGGGCAATCTCTTTTAGCTGCCAGAGCCCCTCAAATATGACTCTGATTTGCACTGTCGTTGCATCAATCTCGACCCCCATATCGGCTAGGGTCTGAGGCGCCGCAGTCAGTATGATCGCCTTAGATGTACCAAATATAGGGACTTGGCATACTTCAGCCATTACGAAAAGGTAGGGGTCGCGAACGTGATGATTGTCGCATCGTCCGGCGTAGTCACGTCTGCGGCTGGGCTATTGACGACATTGTCGCTTTCGCCAGTCGCATTGCTAACGGCCTGGCGTATCTTGCTGAGCAGTATAGACCCGCCCGGTTCGGCTTCGCGAATGATTAGGTCTTCGATTGCGGCAGTAACCGCAGCCTGAACTTCTAAAGTGTTGGGTGTCAGCGAGACATCTACAACAAGCGGCTGAGCGATTGGGGCCGATACAAACAAACCAACTTGAGCGGGGTTGAGTGTTTCGATAAAGTCTTTGACGACAACTTCGTCAGCGGGCAACGGGATCCCATCGACAAATTTGTTGTCCATCATGAACCGCACGCGCACGGTTCCGAGCCCATCCTCTATTGGAAATACAAATGCCCGTGTCACTTCCGGGACCATTAAGGCCCATTGAATATAATCAGTCGGTGCACCGCATTGAAACGGATTGCGCTTTTTAAATAAGATTCTTTGCCTATAAAGCTCGATGTCCTCGAGATCAGCGCCATTGATTAAACCGCCTGCCTCGACTGTGGCTGATGTATCAACCCCGGCTGGAGGGGTGACAAATTCAAGATTAACGCCAGCGCCTTGATTTGTATCGAGTCCAAAATTGAGTGACCGGACTTCAAAAATGAAAGCGCCCCCAGCGATGACCCCGGCTTCTACCGCTTCATATTGAAGATTGCTGCCGTCTACAGTGACAAGGCGGTCACCGACTGATATCGCTGAACCATTGACGCCGGTTGCCAGTACGTCCCCAGTTGCGCCCAGTGCTGGCTTTTGGGCGAGTCCTTCTTGTGTACCGTGGAGGGGGACAAACTCAACAGGGCAAAGCGCAACGAATGGCACGTCGCTTAAATTCTCAAGCCAGATATAATTGCCATGTATAATCAGCGAGAATCCCCGCCCTAATATACTGAATAGGCTTTTACGGATCGATGGCTTGGCCGTTGGAAATTCAGACTTGATCCCGCCGTTATACGATGCGAGCACTTGCTGCGGGGTCAGTACGTTAAATTTGCTTAGGGTTGTCATCTAGCGAATAAAGGTTGTTCCCATACATAATTAAATTTCAGATTTTCGCCGTCAAGTCGAACTATTTCCCCGACGAACCGCATTGCCTGTTTAGCGGTTCCCAGGAATTCGGCTTCCACGTTGATCGCTGAAGCTATTTTATCATCCAGCAACCATTGAAGCGATTCCTTTACGTCAGCTTCAGCCTCAGTCAATGTTGCTGGTAAAGACTTCCCGCGCAAGCGAAGCCATAGCTTAGAGCCCAGACTCTTTTCGTTGATCTCGTTTAGGTCGTCGCCAGGATAGCCCATTTCATTCGGGACAATATCGTCAGCATCCGATCGCCGATCAGTAAAAATGCATATACCGGCCGCGTTTCTCAGGTTCACCGCTGGCTTGAGATCACATCCATCGTCAGTTAGTTCGACATCAAAGAAATCCTTGAACTCGTTGTACTCGAAGAATATGTCGTTTACTTCGGTCATTGAGGCTGCCCGGTATTTGAAACGCCGCCAGTCGGCGCGGTCGGCGATCCAGAGTGAATATGTGTCTGTAAGCTGATAGAGTCTGCCACGATGTCAGCACTTGTAGACTGTAATTTGGCAGAAGTAAATTCATAAAGTTCACCGCCTACAGTAAGTTTGAAGCTGCCCGCAACGAATTCGAGCTTATTGTCATCGTCGATTTTCCATAAATACGTGACGCCGTCAGACTCATGCTTTTGATCAAAGATCCTATGCCGTGCGCCATTGTCATCGAATTGACGCGACTCCCCTACTTCCCAGGCGGGCAATTTCTCAATCTCTTTGCTGTCAGCTAGAATAGCAGTTGCGTTGCTTTTATCGCCGCCGATCGCGAGTAAAATTGCCCGTGTGCCTATGGGTGGTCGTGACCTAAAGCCGTATTGCTGGCGGTGCTCGACATCTGAAAGGATCTCGTCTTTGAGTCCTTCGACCTGAATAAACATTTGCCCATCAATCTCGACCGCGTCGCCTAATAGAATGCACCGGGTAATGATATTGCTTACCTTTATTCTGAGCTTCTTTATGAGTCGTTCTAGCATTACTGATTAAGCGGTGAATCTTTTTTTGTTTTCTTAATAACTGGTTTAGGCAATGGCGCAAATGAATCTGGCGGCACTAGATTAAATTCGGTCTTTTTCCCTCCCTGGTCAAACTTCAATGCAAATGATGAAATAAGCATGTTCCCCTCGAAGTTCACGCTCGATAATTTAAGCGTACTTATAATATTAAATATAGGCAGCCATCCTTTTATTGTGACTGAATATGATTCGGCGTTTGCTCTGCGCGTCTGCGCTTCCCAGTCTGCGCGTTGTTGTATAGGCAATTTACTTGTTCCGGTATCTGGCAAAATCAACAATGGCCGAAACCTTGGCATGCGCTCATCAATGGTCGTGCCTTGTGATTGCGCTGCCTGAGCTTCTGTTTCTCCTGCCTCAACTGGTCTCGATCCTTTTGTTCTGTATTCGCTAAATACTTTTGTGCCGTCGCTCTTATGTTTCCATTTCAAAATGTTTGCGTCTGGCCCTGACTCAACTAGCGCAAGGTCTGACAGCTCAGTTGCAACTTGAGCGATTAAAAGGCGGCCGTCAGTCAGGGGATATAGTAAAAGTTCTTTCAGTTGTGCGTACTTTGCTAGAAGCTCAAGCACGGTGTCGCCCTGGTCATAGGTCACGTTTGCAATCACGTCGCCCGTATCAAGTCCGGCTTGCTTGACAACTTTGATGCCGAACGGATCTACCGCGCTCTGAGCAAATTGCTCGAACTTCAAGCCTTTCCATTGAGCCCGATCGATGACTGAGCAATCAGCAAGGTCGCCCGTTTTGCTTCTTCCTGATATAACAAACTCGACTGTTTTATCGACGATCGTTTCGACTATATTTACAAATCCATCGAGGATAGGGACGATATCGCTTTTTGGGTCAGACTGAACTTGTATCTTACAGACATCATCTCGCTTGATCAGAGGTAGCCCCTTGCTGATCATGTTAGTCAGCTTCAAAGAAAACTTGCTGGATATACTCTGCATCGACCCGAAGATGCTGACATCCTTCCAGCCGGTGTAGTTTGTCCCATTAACAATTAATCGTAGCGAGTTTTCACTCATCAGGATGTCAGAACTTTAATGGTCGATCCGCCTTGGACAAAGTTCGGGTTAAGGATTGCATTTGAATCAACGATCTCAACGCCTCGTTCGATGGCATCAGCATAGAGGTCGTTTGCGATAACCCAAACCGGAGTCAAATCAATGATCTTGATATCGATCTCATCAGGTAAATTGCCGACTTCATTGTCTAAATGATCGAGCGTTGCTGCCCTCAAATCAACTAGAGAGTCACGCTGCAAAAGATCATTTGCAACGCCAGCGTTTTCGATCTGAATCTCAAACAATTCAAGCATGGTTTCTTTTCTTGTTTGGATTTCGTTCGTTGACATAAATGCTTCGCTGACTGTGATGTTTGACATTTGGCCTAAGATTAAATTGCGGTATCCGTCTCGAACGATCTGATTGTTTATGTCTTGCTGCTCTCTGCCTGGCGTAGCAACATTAATGACTTTCCCGAACTCATCGACATCGGCATTGAATATATCGTTGAATGCCGTAAACGCATCTCCAAGTGCCTCGTCCGGCCAGATGTTTCGTAGATCCGTCAACATGCTTTTAGTCTCTTCAAAAAATGTTGCCGGTGCCTGGAGAGTTGAGCGAATCTGATTTGAATAGTCTTCAAGCGTTCTAACAAATTCGGTCACTTCCTCTTGTATTTGCTCGCCTGTCTCGATAGCGATCTCGATGACATTAACGAATTTATTCGGGATCAGTTGTAATTCATCCAGAAACGAATCGGGATCTGCTATGCCCTCAGTCGAATCAAGTAGAGTCGGCGCTACATCAACCGCGTCCCCTCCCTCTTCGATAACCGTTTGGCTCATTGCGTCAGTCTGAATAAATGTTGTTTCTTTGGTATTGACTGTGGGTTGAGGGAATGTCTCTTCGCCCGCTTCGACAAAGTTAAGCGTGAGTGTTTCCATTCCGCCGACTTGATTATTGAAGCTAACCGAACACCCAGTCGGGCGCACTCGTCGCTTTCCTAGAGTTGGAAGTATCAGTGTGCCGGGCGAATCATCGTTTTCAATGAAGTCGATTAACTCGTCTCGGGTTTGGAAATAGCCTTGATCTCTGACGGTCTTGTCGTCAACGAGCGCCGTTATAGAAAACTTTCTGCCTAGCCTTCCCATGTCTTCGGACTCAGGCTGATCCTTGAACGGAAGTTCATGCGAGTTCACACGGCGACCGAATTCCATTGTCGTAATATCGACATTGAACAGCTTGCCTCTAAAGCTTGCTTGCTGGATATTTTCGCGCCAATGGCTCATATTACCACTGGAGTGACTAGACCGATCTCAATTGACTCGATCGTCGTGATTGACTGGCCCTCGTCTGCGACATCGATTGAGGCGTTTCCGTCTTTATCGATGTTAGTGACCATGCTTATTTTATTAATTATTGGCTGGTTGGGGCTGTTTGCGAGCAATTGGTTTGCCAAAGAAACAACATTTATTCAG